ATGAATAATCTTTATTTACATTTAGAATGGATAAGTCAGATAAGGCATAAACTTTTTTATTTTTTAACTGTTTAATTTCTTCTTTACTAATCCCTTCTCCAAATTTTAAATAACAATTATTTATAGATTTTCCTACAATACAAGCTCTTCTTACTCTTGATGGGCTTGTATTTAAAAATAAGGATGCCTCTACTAATGTATTATAATTATATATAATATAAGTTTTTAAATCCACAATTACAAGTTTTCTACTATTCTTATTAACAAATCTCTGTCCTTTTCTACACTGTGGTTTTAATTTATATCTTTTTTTAGCAGCAATTGAAATTTTTAATTTTGCTTCATCTGTGTGTTGTAAATTTAAAATACCTTCACCCCCATCTGTTAAATTACATAAGGTGCCTGTACAATTATCTACTCTTCCATATTGTTTTATATATTCTTTTTCTTTATTACAAGCTTCTTCCCATGTTAAATTATCATGTAATATGTTAACTTTAAAAACATTATTACATTTTTTTACAATATTTTTCCAATAAGTATTGCGACCACACTTACTGTAAGCTCTAGAATTTTTTTTACCAATACCAATATAAAAAATAGTATCTGTGTCAGGTCTTATATGTGCATACACACAACTCATTTATTTTAAATTTTTAAATGGATTTCTTGATATTTTATTAACTATTTTATTAGTTGAACCCATGTGTCTAAATGGTTGAACTGATCTTTTAAACAAATTTTCTGACTTTTGCAAGTTTTTAGCTGCATCATCCATAATTGTTCTTTTAGTATAACCTCTATTTGACTCTTGAATTTTCATAAAAGACACTAATGCAGCAAATGAAACTAATCTATCCACGTTTACTCCATCAGCATATTCTCTCATTTCTTTAATTAACATAGGATCTGGTATACGTTCAATACCATATTTAGTTTTTACAACTGTTCCGTCAGATTTTAATTCTTGATCTAATTCTTCTTTACAAAATTCTATAGCATAACTAAGAAGGTGAGCTTTAAAAAGAGTACCTGTATTTTTCCAACCATATTCTTGAAATACATTAGCATTAGAACCAAGATCTTTTAAGAACATAATTTGACTTTTAGGAACTAGATATTTCTGTTTTTTTCTGGAAATCATATACTGAATAAATAATGATATGTTATTTTCTACAAGTGTCCATGCATTATACCACTCAATTATAAGTTCTAATTGTTTGTGTGTTTGATTAATGTCATCATATCTACCACACCAAGCTGCTACAATTTTACCTTGTTCTATATATGTCTCAGTTTCAACACCTGTAACTTTAGTTACTTCAATTGGAGCTTTCATTATATATATTGAACACAGTGATTCTGAGGTAGTTGTCTTTCCCTCAGACACCGGGTCAATAGATGCATAATACATTCCAAATGTAGGATCTGTTACTGGTCTTTCCCATACTACAAGACAACCTGTTTTATCTTCTGTCTTTTTAGAAATAGGAAATTCCATTATAGGTCTTTTGTTACTTTTATTGACTACAGGTTTTCCTTCTGCACTAGATTCAATTTGTAAAAACTCATATGCATATTCCTTATCTTCAATTCTTCTTTCTTGTGCTGATAAAAGATGTGGTGGAAATACTGATACTGTTCTATAGGCAAAAGCTTCTTTAATATTTCTTGGATGCTGAGATATCCTTAACTGATAATCTTCAGGAGCAAGTTCATCTTTCCATTGTTTAAATTGTTTTTCTAATGCTTCTATTGCTTCTTCTACAAGTGAATTACCATAAGAATCTATATAAGGAGGCATAGACCATTGTTCAGGAATAAATAAACCTGACATACCTATAGTACCTTTTTCATCTATAAGATTTGTTTCTACTGCATAAATATCTTTAGATGTAGGATTTAATATCATATCTTTTAATGGATTACACTGAGATAAGTCTCCCACAGATCCTGCAGCTATAAACATACCTGTAGTTATTAAACCTGATCTCATTGCTGGTCTCATATACTCATATGTCTGATCCATTTTAGGTGCAATCCCAGCCTCTTCATGAAAGAAGTATTTAACTGGACCCCCTACACCATTTGTTGGATCTTTTTCAAATGACATACCTTGAATAGTACCTTTAAGACCAACTTCTGTTTTTCTATCACCTTTTCTTACCTCAATCTTCTGTTGCCACATCATAACTTTACTTGGATTCATTGGACGGTACCATGCAGTATGTTCATTTAAGAATGCAGCATATTCATCTAAAAATTTCCAAGATCCTTTTTCATTAATATAGTCTTTAAGACTAGCACCCATTTTTAAAGTAACTCCTGCTTCAAACCATTGTTGATTTATAAGTTTACCCATATGATAATAAGAAGATGCTATCTGACGTTTCTTTAAAATAGCAGAGTGTTTATAGTTTAGTTCTGCTAAAAGTTCATAAAGAGCCATATGATATTGAGCATCTCTAATTTTAGCAAAGTCAAACTTTTGTTGTTCTTTATCAAAGATTGGTAAAAAATTTAACCACATATAGTATTCTCTTGCAAGAAACCAGGTAGAATCTTTATCCTTTATAATTATACCTTTTCTACATTTAACTTTTTGGTCATCCCAATAATTTATAAAGTCTCTTGATTTGAAGGGAGCTGTACAGTATACCCCATCTTTTTTAAATTTAGTTGACTCTGATATAAATACTTGGTTTGTAAGTTCATTAAACTTATATTGACCTGGTTCTTTAAAAAGATCTCTAATAAAGTTACTGAAGTCTTCTCTGGATTCAAAACTTGTAGTTGTCCATTCTTCGTTTTCATAAGTTGGTATGTCTTGATAAATTTCACTCATAGTTACTGATCATATGCTGTACCTATTCCTCCACGCACTCTACTGGACTGTTCTTCCTGAAGATCTTTGTAGGCACCTTTAAATGATGCTCTAATTGCTTCATAGTTTTTAGCTGCAGCAATTAATGAATTTATATTTCCATCTCTACCAGCAGTAATTGTTGTAACCTCCATATATCTTGCTAATCTATCTAGCATAGATGCAATACCTTTATATGCTCTGGATGTAGGAGTCTCATACATTTTTTCACAAAACTTAAGAGCTATAAAGATTGTTTCATCTTCAGTAGAAAACTCTGCTCCAATCTGTTGTAGTACTAGAGATTCTTTATCTACATCTGGAGTAAAGAAAAATGGATTTAGATCAGGATTTGGACAACACATATAAAATAAATACATGTATATTTTAAGATAATCATCCGGATATTCATCCATTACATCTTTAAGAGCTTTTAATGTATAGCAATGTTCAGTAGGTATTACTACTCCATTCTGTACATCAAATAGTTTAGTTAAAATCATTTCTTTTTAATTTTATGTCTATTATCACTAAGGTAGTGAATAATTGCTAATACTTCATCTACCAAATAAGGTACTGAAATTGGTATGACTTCTTTTACAATTGGTTCCCCGTTTTCATCTAACTTACTTATAGGATATCCCCAATCATCTTCTTTCTCTACTTCAAAAGTAATATGATGTATAAATATTCTCCCCGGCTTTAATTTTGGATTATGCTTAAGTATAATATACATATAAATACTAAGCTGTAATGCATAATGATAAAAATTACAATCATCAAGACTATCTACAGGAGAAGTCATTTTTTCAGATTTACCATCCCAGTCTACATAAGATTCTTTCTTTATTTCTTTATTAGTTTTATAGTCAATGATATTTACTTTACCATTGACTATTTCAACTAAGTCTGATTGACCACAGATTCCTGCTGATCTTAAATAGACCATATGTTCTGGATACACGCCTGGTTCTAGTTTTTGACTTGGAGCAAGTTTCACACCTTCTCTAACTTCAGAAGGTTTAAATACAGGAACAGTTACTCCTTCCCTTTCTATTGAAGCTAAAGAACATAAATCACTCTCTCTTTGATTATGATACCATGTACCAAGAGTAGTTGATCTAGTAGATTCATTATTCCATATTTCCTGAATAATTTTAGGATCTATTCCTGACCATTTAGACTTCTTACTCTTACTTACTTTTTCTGCTACTTTCTTAGAATCAAAAGGTTTTTTAAAATGGGAAACAAGTGTAGTTACACTTATCCAATCAATGTTACTGTCATCAAGACTTTTATAACTATGATCACCTGCATTAAATACTATCATAACTTTTCTAATTCATCTTCTTCATCTTCTGTAGCAATAGCTTCCCATTTACCTAATGGACACTCTGAAGATAATGATCTTGTTTTAAAATTAAGTGAGCATCCACATTCATTACAACATGGAGCAGTACCTTTTACAGCACACTTCCTACCTTTATGTTCACATTCATCACAAATAGAATATCTGAGTCTTGCTATTTCTTCTACTGTTTCATCTCTGATGACAGTATTAGTT